GAAAAGGAAGTGTTGGTGGCAAAGGCAGAAAAGCTGCTATGTCAGTAACAGCTGGCTCAGCAGTAAGAAGAAAGAAAGGAAAGAAAGCAAAAGGTACTAGTGGTACTCCGAGCAGAACTGCTCAAAGCCCGATAGCTTTGAGAAACCTTTTAAATGAAGCACTACCTGCAGAAGTTGCTAAAAATATGGTCTCACCAGCACTACGATATAGAACTGGTAGATTTGCAAACTCTGTAAGGGTAGAAAATTTAGTATTAGGTCCAAGAGGCGGGTTACATATAGACTATACATATATGAGAGACCCTTATGAAACTTTTGAACCAGGAAATAAACAAGGGAGTACAACAAGAGACCCTAAGAAACTAATAGGAAAATCTATTAGAGAAATCTCAGTAGGAATTTTAGGCAGACAGCCTGGTACACTTAGGAGAACATAATGGACGCAACTACAGCACGAAAACATTCAACGCGTAGACGCGCCATAGTTGGAGCAATTGCAGATAAGTTGTATGAAAGTTTGAACGGGAGTGCGCCCTTTAGAAGCTCTGTTCAAAGTGTAGAACCAAGACTTAGATTCTGGGACGAAGTACAAGACTTCCCAGCAATACAAGTAGGGGCAGGGCAAGAAACTCGCGAATATGATGGTGGCGGGTTTCGATTTAGATTTTTACGAGTAACTGTTCGTTGCTATGTGAACGATAATGACGATGTCATATTAGCACTAGAAGAGTTACTAGAAGATGTTGAAACTGTACTCGAGGATAATGATCCTTTAGCGTATACAGATTCAACAGGAGCGTCTCAATCTACAGCTAAGACTACAATCTTAAGCGTAGATACAGACGAAGGTGTTTTGGAGCCTCTAGGCGTCGGAGAAGTCGTCGTAGAGATTCAATACTAGAAAAAGCTTAAGCTAAATAAATATTTAGTACGGCTCTTTCAGAGAATATTAGGAGAAAGAAATGGCATTTCATTTTAGTAGAGATACCAAAGTATTCATGAAGTTTAAAGGTACTGTCGCAGGTAGTGATGACGCCCTTTATGAGATACCAGTACTAGATGGGTACTCCTTCAGTCAAGCAACAAATAGTTCAGAGATTACTCTGAGTGAAGCTGCTGACTCATCAGGCAACAGTAAAAGAGGTAGAGCAATGTTCAACGATTCTTTTGCACCTGCTGAATGGAGTTTCAGTACTTATATGAGACCAACTGCTTCAAGTAGTTCTGATACATATGCATCAAATAACCACGCAGGAGACAGTAAAACGTTTGCAGTAGAAGGCCCTCTATGGGCGGCTATGTCTGCAACTTCTTACGCTTTGGGTGTAGGTGCAAGTGATACAGTTACAGTAGGCACATTTGAGCCTAAAACATTTAACTTTCAGAACTCAAACAAAGTAGCCTTGGGCGTATTTGATTTGTACTTTGTACTAGGAGCAGCTAAAGATACTGCAACAACATTGTACACAACTGGAACAGAAGGCGTAACAATTTACAAAATTTCTGATTGTTCAGTAGGCTCAGCATCAATTGATTTTGATATTGAGGGACTAGCACAAGTTGCTTGGTCAGGACAAGGAAAGAAAATTAAGGAAGTTACTCAACTTAAGACTACAGCTGGAGCAACATCTCCTGCCGTAACTGGAGAAGAGTCAACAACCAAAGGTTTGATTAACGAAGGAATATCAAGTACTTCAAACTATATCAGACAAAAATTAACATCATTAGCAATAGCTTATGACGTTGATACAACTTCAGGAAGTGGAACTACATCTGACGGTGAAGCTCAACTTACTGCAGACAAGACATATAGTGTTGTCTTAACTGGTGGTAATATAACAATAGAAAATAATCTTACTTACTTAACACCAGAGACTCTAGGGTCTGTTAACCAGCCTCTAGGACACGTAATGGGAACAAGAACAGTATCAGGTAACTTTACTTGTTACTTAAATAATGTTGCTGATGGCTCAATGGACTTATTAGAAGACCTACACGAAGCTACAGACATTATTACTAATAGTTTCGCATTAACATTTAACATAGGTGGTGGCTCTGGAAACAGAGTAGCTGTAGCCTTACCGAAGGCACATTTAGAATTACCGACTCACTCAATTGAAGACGTAATTAGTATAGATGTGAACTTCCACGGGTTACCAAGCGATTTATCGTCTGCAACTGCTTCTAGCAGCGCAAACGAGGTAAGCCTAGTTTACAACGTATAATTAAATATAACGGTGGGCAGGGTAGCCCTGTCCACCTTTTTTAGGAACTTAATAAATGAACGATACAGTAAAAACCGAGGCTCCAAGAGCAGTCTCACTAAAGAGTCTTATGACTCCAAGCAAAACCGTAGAATTTGACTATCCTGGTTGCGAAGGATTCAAAGTAAAACTTTGTTATCTAGCCAGGGAAGAACTAATGAAACTTAGAACACGTTGCGTAAATCAAGTTTTTAACAAAAAGACTAGAAGTTACGAAGAAGAGATGGACGATGAGTTATTCTTGCAAGAATATACAAAAGCTGTTATAAAAGGTTGGTCAGGATTTAAACTTGGCTATGCTAAAAATATGCTTCTACTAGGAGATTTAACTGCAGAGCAAGAAAAACAAGACTTAGACTTCACTCAAGAAAACGTAGAAGTGTTGATGAAAAACTCAAGTGACTTTGATACTTGGGTAACAGAACAAGTAGGTGAATTAGAAAATTTTACACAGAGCAAGTAGCATTTGCACTTGCGCAGATAAAAAGATTTTATAGTGATGGAATAAGCCTTGAGGCTTATCTCCAGATGTGTGAACAATTAGGTCAAGACCCTAAAGACGAAGAAATACCTCCCACGTTGGAGGATTTCCCTTTGGAAATTCAAGAAGCCTTTGTGATTCATGCAATGCTCCCCGATAGATGGGACGGAGCAAGCGGTACATATATGGGCAAAGACTGGTCTCCTCTTAGAGACTTACTTGCTATAAATGACGTATTTGATGAAAAGACCACTACTTACTTTTTGAAGCATATAGAAAGCTGTCACTCGATAAATGTCAATGGAGAGCTTAAACGTAAGCAAGACGCCGAAAAGAGGCGAGCAAAAAGAGGCTAAATGGCTAAACAACAAGAAGTAGTTGAGATTCTGCTGAAGCTGAGTGATGGCGGGACTATTCCCGTTCTCGGCAAGAAAGCGAAGAAAGCTGGTAAAGAAGTAGATGATATGGGGCGAAAAGCCCAGAATACTGACCGTGCTGTAAAAGGTCTTACCCAACAATCTTCAAACCAAACCAAAGAATTTTCAAAACTTGCGACCATGCAAGGTGGTCTCGTGCAAGTGTACGCTACTATCGCAGCCCAGGTCTTCGCCGTATCAGCTGCCTTCCAATTCTTAAAAGGCTCAATGGAAATGAGAAACCTTATCGAAGGTCAAGCTTCCTTTGCAGCAACAACTGGTGTCGCATATAAAACTCTCACCTCAGATATTCAAGCAGCCACAGGCGGAATGCTTCAGTTTAGAGAAGCTGCACAAGCAGCTGCTATCGGTACAGCTGCAGGGTTAAGTGCTGGGCAAATGGAACAAATTGGTGTTGCCGCAAAGAACACTTCACTTGCTCTTGGTAGAGATTTAACAGATTCTTTTAACCGTCTTACTAGAGGTATAACAAAAGCAGAACCAGAACTATTAGACGAACTTGGTATCGTTTTGAGACTAGAGCCCGCAATGAAAGCATATGCTAACTCTATTCAGAAAAACGTTAAAGACTTGACACAGTTTGAAAAATCACAAGCTGTTGCAAATGAAGTTCTTGAACAGGCAGAAACTAAGTTTGGTTCTATAACAAAAATCATGGATCCTAGTGCGTTCGCACTCCAAAGATTTGCAGTAGCATTTGATGAAATTATGATGAAAGTTCAAAAAGGTACTGCTGAATTTATGATTCCTCTCATGGAATTTGCTTCCAAAAACGTACTTGCATTAGTGGGTGCTCTTACCCTTTTCTTAGCTCCAATTCTAAAATCAATTCTTCCTGACTTTGAAGCAATGGCTAATGCTGCACAGTCAAACTTTAGAGACGCGGCAGATGCAGCTGACGATGCAGCTATGGCTTTTGAAAGAGCAAAGGCAGCTTCTAAACAAGCAGGTGGACAGGATATGGGGCCTTCACAAGCAAGTAAAGATTACATGAGCAAGCACAAAATTAAAGCAGGTGCTGGCATGCCAGAGGGTCAACTTTCTAAAAGACAATTAGAGATTCGAAAACGACACTTACGAGAGGGTGTAGGTTTCTCTAAAAATATGAACAAAAGACAACTTGCAGACTATAAAAAGTTTTTAATTGACCAAGAAATTGCACTTTCTGCTTCACAAGGTAAACGACAAGCTCTTTTAAAAAGAACTGAACT